TAATCAAGACGGATCAGTAAGCTTTGCAGGTTTTAAAGTTGATGGAGCTGATGTAACTAACGATAGAGCTAGAGGCGCAGTACAGTTTCTTGTTGCACAACACCTAGTAGACGATGCAGAACATATTACGTACGGTATTTTTAACGATAACGATTCAATTACTACTGACGCAGATGATACAGTATCAAACGGATCAGTTGGTGACAATACAGATAAAATCCAGTTAGTTCGGGCAATGATTTTTATGCATAAAGATTATCGCATGGAAATCACAACTGTAGGTGGATCAGATGCCGATGCTGATACTGATGATAAAGCAAATACATCCACAGATGGACTTTTTGATCTTAAGATTAGAAATCATGATACTGATACTGTTGCAAAAACATATACAGTATCACTAGATCCTTCAAGCCCGCAGTATATTACAAAAGTTTTAAATACAGACTCTTTTTCTTTTACTGAAAAATATCACTTCTTGTATGCAGATTTTCCTGTAGATGAAGTTTTAGCATCTACAAAATCAACTAGCGGAACTGCTTTAGAAGTTGCTTTAGTAAGAGGAAAAGATTCATATCTTGATAAATATGGTGATTTTGCTGCAAGATTTGAAGCACCAAAAACAACTTCTTTTATCTCTCAACCTTTTGGTAAAACTGAATATGACTTGTTTCACTTTGAGTCTCTAGATGACGGCTCTTATGCAAGTGGAGACTACAAGATTTCTATTGCAGATCTTAGAGCATCTACAGAAAAAAATAATAAATTTGGAACATTTACAGTTCAACTTCGTAAAGTTGATGATACTGATGATGCACCTATTATTTTGGAATCTTATCCTAGATGCTCTTTAGATCCTAATTCTACAAGTTATATTGCAAGGTTAATTGGTGATCAAAAAGTCTCTTTATCATTGGACGTAGATACTGATGATGAAAAGAGACTTATAAGAGAAGGTAGGTTTGCTAATAAATCTAGTAGAATTCGTGTTGTAATGTCAGATGCAGTTTTACGTGGAGAAATTCCAGACAATGCTTTACCTTTTGGATTTAGAGGAATTCCAGCATTAAGAACTACTTTAAACGGAAGAGATGCTGATGGTTCAAATGATGAGCATATCTTAATTGGTAAAAATGTTACTTCAGCAGGGACTACTACAGATGCTATAGGAAGTGCTGTATTACCTCCTCTACCTTTTAGATCTAAGGTTACAAAAGGAAGCATGAAGCAAACTGATGGTAGTGCTGAAACATATTTCCAAACATTTTTTGGTCAAGTTAAAGATACAACAACATTAGAAAAGAAATCTCGTGAAAGCGTAAAGACTTCACTTTATTGGGGTCTTCATACTTCAAGAGTTAAATCAATTGACAAACCAAATGACTCAGGTGTTTTAGACTTTAATCCGCTTATTAAAAGTTTAACTAAGTATCTTGGAAAAAGTACATCATCAAGTAGCATTAGATTTAGTGGCGCTGATGCAGATAAGTTTAATAATAATAAATTTAGTTTAGCAAAAGTAGCACTTTCTGAAGCTGATGTGAGCAGTATTAGTGGCTCAGTTTTTGATGCGTTTTTAGAAGCAGTTTATGTTAGAAACGCAGACGTTGATAGTAATCTTTATGATTCTATTGAACACAAAATAAAAATGAATCAAACACATGATCCACTCCAAACTGGTGATACAACATTAAAAACAAGACGTGCTTCAATGGCACAGTTACTCGCAAAAGATCCGGCAAAGTTTAACAAATATAGTTCAATGGCTAAATTTACTGCACCGTTTTATGGTGGCTTTGATGGATTAAATATTTTAGATAGAGATGATTATTTCTTGACTGATAAAGCTTCCTCTAAAGACACAGGTGGACATGCTGTAGCATATACTAGTGGCCTTGTAGGAACAGCAGAATCAGGAAGTGATTCTATGCAAGGGTTAGGATTAGAAAACAATGCAGTTACGTCTTATAGAAATGCTATAAGACTTATGTCTGACGAAATGGTTATTAACCATAACGTTTTAGTTGTGCCAGGTATTAGAGAGAAGTTAGTAACAGACTTTGCAGCACGTAGAGTTAGAGATTACGGAAAAGCTATTTATCTAATGGATATTGAGCACTATACAGTAGATGGTACTAGAATTTTTGTTAGTTCTAGAGGGGTTGCAGATGGTGTACCTGATGTTGATAGAACTTCTAGCGAATTTAATTTAAGAGAAGTTGATTCATCATATGTTGCTGCTTATTTTCCGGACGTTATGATTAGAGATAGTGGTGATGATGAAAATGCATTGCTTACAAATCAACGTCGTGTACGTGTTCCATCTTCTGTTGTAGCACTTGGTGCGTTAGCAAGAACTGATCGATTGAATCAGCCTTGGTTTGCTCCTGCAGGTTTCTCTAGAGGATCATTAGATAGAGTTTCTTCTTTAGACGTAAGATTAAATGCAGCTGATCGTGATGAGTTATATGAGTCTCATATTAATCCAATTGCTAACTTCCCAAACAATCAATTTGTAATCTTTGGACAAAAGACAACTCAAATTGCTCGTACTGCTTTGGATAGAGTTAACGTTAGAAGACTTATGATTAACATTAAAAGAAGAATCCAAAAGATAGCGCAAGGATTGCTTTTCGAACAAAACGACGCAGCAACACGTAATCGATTCGTGGCTCAAGCATCTGCAATTTTAGCTGATGTAAGAGTTAAGCAAGGTATTGAAGATTTCCGTGTAGTCATGGACGAGACAAATAACTCAGCTGAAGATGTAGATAATAATAGATTGAATGGTCGTATTATTGTTGTGCCAACAAGAGCTGTTGAATTTATTGCAATGGACTTCATTATTACTAATAGTGGTGTAGAATTCCCATCTTAAGAATAGTTATTAATAAATTAAAAGAAATTAAATAGGAGAAATTATAATATGGCTGGACAAGGCTCAGCGCGAGTTACATTGCGCGAAATAGACTTATCACAAGTAAGAAACCCACAGCAATCCCCTCAAGGTGTTCCAGCTGCTGTTGTTGGTACCGCGAGAAAAGGTCCAGCCTTTGTCCCGCGTACGTTTGCCAATATGCAGCAGTTTAACGAAGTCTTTGGTAGCATGCTAGAAGTTGGAAGAGATGCTAATTCAAATCTTCCTGGTCCACTTGCACTTAATGAATGGATGAAATCTGCACAAGCAGGAACATTTCTTCGCGTATTAGGTGTTGGTGACGGTAAAAAAGCAACTTCTTCTGGAAAAGTTACAGATGCTGGATTTGTTGTAGGTGACAAATTAGTTCAAAGTAGAACATCTACAGGATCTGAAGGTAAATTAGGAGATAATCCTCATGCTTCAATCAGTGTTTCAGCAGATGCAACAGCTCTTGCAAAAACTCACTTTTTAGGCTGCTTTATGAAAGATGCAACTGGAAGCTCTTTCTTACAAGACGCAGGCGTACAATTACAAGAAGCAGCAGGTTCTATCAACGTTAGATTTACAAATGACAAAAAACCTGCAGATGGAAGTACTTTAAAGCTTGAATTCTTGCAAGCTAACGAGTCTTTTGATAATGAAACTTTCACATTTCATGCCGGTGCTACTTCAGGTTTTAATATCGATCAAAGACATGCTCATCCAGTTTCAATTTTGTTTGATTTAGCAAATGGAATTAATACTGAAAATGAAACATCAAGTGATTTAACAGCAGTTTTAACACCTGATACATTGACCACGAAACTAGAAGGCATTTCAGCTGTAAATGGTCTAGTAAGAGGACTTAAATACACTATTACAAGCCTAGGTGATTTAAATGTTAATAACGTTACAACAGCAGCATTATATACAGGAGACATTAATAACCCAGCTGCAAAAGATCAATTTATATCAACAGTAACTGGTGGAAATGGATCTAACGGTGTAGTTGAAACATCTCAAGATGAAGCTAATGCTACATTAACAATAACTTCAGACCATGCTTCGCAAGGTGAAAATACTAACAACAATCAAGCAGAGTTTAATATAAAAGCAGAGTCAGATTCTGATTTTGCAAATATTACTGTTGGATCAAAAACTGCTTCTGAAGCATCACAAACTGCAAGATTTGGTGGTGGTGGTCTAACAGCAGCTTTTGCTGATATTGTAATGAGTGCAAATCCTACTGCTGAAGGAAGTATTACAATAAAATCTTTATCAAATAATGGTAACGCAACATTTGCAGATAAACCCGTTACTTATACATTTAAAACAGCTTTAACAAATAATACAGATACTGATAAATTATCAAAAGGTGATGTAGTTGCAGATGTATATGAAGTATCAAGCGCTTCTGCAGTTGAAGTCAAAATTGATGCAAGTAGTTTTCAAAATACTTTATCTAATTTGAAAGCAGCAATTAAAAGAATTGCTTCACAAGCAGGTACTGGAGCCGTAAGTGGTCAAGGTGCTGGTACTGGAGATGCTACAAATCACGAAGGAAACTTAATTGTATCAGACTTAGATTCTACTTCATTTAGAATTACACAAAATGTCAAGGGTACAGCTGGTAGACAAACTAACGCACAAAGCGGAGCAGCACCAATATCAGTAGATGCTACAAACGTTACAGTTAAAGGTGCAGGTGCTGTTGACGGTTTACCTGATGATATTATAGATAACAACACTGACGGATTCTTTCAAGGTGGATCTGATGATTTTGCATCTTTAACAATTCAATTAACAGCACAACCAAATGCTAATGATGAGATCGAGTTTAAATTAAGAAATGCTGCAAATGATGCAACACTCACAGAAAAGTTTATATTTAAAGAACCTAATGGTACAATTAAAAATGCTGATGTTGATGGGAATGATACACGTGTTCTTATTGGCACAAGCTTAGATGAAACACTAATTAATTTGAGATTAGCTATAATAGAATCAGCAAGTGGCGGTGAAAAAATTAAAGATGGTCTAAGTACAGACGCATCAAGCACATATTCAACTAGCTTATTACTAAATGATGCTGATAATTCTTTAACAATCGTTATGAATAAGGCAGATGCTCAAAAAGGTGCTGTATCAAACTTGAATCAAACTGTTAAAGTATCTGAAGGTGTTAGATTTACTAATCCTGATGGACTAGATTTAGTTGGTAACTTTGGCGCAAAGACTGAAAACTTTACAGGTGGCGGTGGATCTGCTACTCCTGTTATTAGAGGCGTTTTAATGATGCCTCAAGGTGTTAAACCTTCTTTAGACGTAGATTCTAACTTGGCATCTTTTGTAAGAGAAAGTGATATTGCAAGTGAAGATTCTGAATTAAGATTTATAGGTTCAGCTGCAGAAGGTAAATCATTTGGTAATACTGCAGGAACACACTTAGCAGGATATCTTGTTGGTGAAGTTTCTTCTGCACAAGGATTTACTTTGTTCTTAAATGGCTTTAGCAATAAAGAGCATCCTGCAATTATTAAATGTTCTTTTGATCCAGACTCTGATTCTTATTTTGCAAAAGTTTTAAATACAGATCCAACAAAGATCGAAGAAAAAGGTCATTATCTATATGCACACTGGGATATTGATTCAAATGTTGCAGCCCCTTCTAATAGTGGTTTATTAAGAAATGGTGCTCAACTAACTGGTGATTTTGCTGGTATGACTGGGTTCGTAATGTCAGGTGAAGGTAATGGTACATCTCTTCCTGATTATGATAGTTTTGAGCAAAGATTCCAAACTGCAAAGACTCCATGGATTGTTTCACAATTCTCAAGTGTAAGTTCTAATACTGCAGCTAGACCAACATCTACTTCGTCAGGTGGAGCTAAAAAGCTATTTAGACTTTACTCATTAGATGATGGTGAAGTAGGAAATACGCAGTTTAGACTATTAATTAGCGATTTAAGATACAATGGTTTAAATGATTACGGAACGTTTACTTTATCTTTAGAGCAGTTTGATTCTGATCCAGTTAGAGGTGAAACATTAATTTCTTGGAAGAAAGCAGATCTTAATCCTGATAGTCCTAACTTTATCGGTCGTCTCATTGGTGATGAGCATACATTCTATGACTTTGATCTAGATGTTGACAAACAAAGACTTAAGACTAAAGGCTCTTATGCTGTTAAGAATCCATATGTAAGAATTGAACTATCAGACGAGCTCAAACAAGGTCTAGTACCTGTTGATGCTTTACCTACTGGTTTCCAAGGTCATTCTCATGTTCGAACAGCTTTAACAGACAACTTCTTAGAGCAAAGCGGTTTAGGTGCAAATCAAATTTTTGTAAATGGTAGTACAAGTACAGAAGTTTTAGAATCAGCTAAAGTTTTACCTTTAGACTTTGTTAAAAGCATTAGTAGACTAGTAGATTCGCAAGAAGAAGCAGACTCAGACTTAGCATGGGGTGTTAAACTATCTGTAAGAGAAAACAAAGATTCTCTTAAAAAAGAATTGGTTGAGCAAGTCTTTAATCGTTCTGTTAAGTCTTGGATTAAATTCTTCCCATCAATAGGCTCACATCCGTTTTCGCAAGTAAGTAGTGATAGTGCTGATAGTTTCCAAAATTCTTTCTTCTCTTTAGAGAATATTCAATTAGGAAGTGATTCATCTTCAGCTGTTTGGGACGGATCTAAATACGTTAGAAAATCTGCTGCTGCTGAATCTGATAAGAGATTTGTTACTATTTCTCAAGATGCAAAGGGTGCAAGTGTTAGATACTTAAAGTTCCGATGTTTGTTCCAAGGTGGATTTGACGGTGTCAATATTTTTGATGTCGAAAAAGCAGAGTTAACAAGTGTAGCATCTATTCGCGAAAGTCAAGATGAGGCAGCAGAAAAGAGTTTTGTAGGACCTACAATCATGTCTTACAGAAGAGCTGTTGATGTTTTGGCAGATAAGTCTGCTGTAGAATTCCAATTGTTATCTATTCCTGGGCAAAGAGCTACACAAATTACTGATTATGCAATTGATGCATGTGAAGATCGATTTGATGCATTGTTAGTAATGGATATTATTGAAAAGACTGCAGAATCTAAAAACATCGAAAGTTTATCTGATAAGCCACACGTTAGAAATACAATTTCATCTTTTGAGAATCGTTTATTAGATACATCTTTTGCAGCTGCATATTTTCCAGATGTTTTAATTAGAAGACCTTCAGATAGTGCACCGGTTATTATGCCTCCTTCGGTTGGTATGATGGGTGTAATGAGTCGTAACGATTCAATTGCTGATCCATGGTTTGCTCCTGCTGGTTTAAGTCGTGGTCGTTTAAGTGCAATTGATTCAAAAGTTCAAATGAATCGTGATCTTTTAGATGAGTTATATGATGCAGATATTAATCCGATTTATGTTCCAGCTGGACGTAGCGGTGAGGTTTATGCATTTGGTCAAAAGACTTTATTACAAGATGCATCTGCTTTGGATCGTATTAATGTAAGACGTCTATTAATTGACATTCGTCGTAAAGTTAAGAAAGTTGGAGAAGAGCTTTTATTTGAGCCGAATAGAGCATCAACACTCGCTAAATTCTCTGCATTAGTTGAGCCGATTATGGCAAACGTGCAACAAAGAAGAGGTGTTGAGAGATATAAGGTTCAAATCGATACAACAACAACTACTCAAAACGACGTCGAAAACAATACCATTCGTGGTAAGATTTATTTGCAGCCCACAAAGAGTGTAGAATTTATTTCTTTAGACTTTGTAGTGGCAAATAACATACAATAAGAATTTTAATGATATATATACATAAAGAATTTAGGAGTTTTAAAAATGGCTGAGACACTATCAGTAACGGAGATGATACCTAATAAGTTTGAACCAAAGAGAAAAAATCGTTGGGTCTTTGCTATTGAGGGTATCGATGCTTTTCT